AGTAAGATACATGGCATTATTTACCTGCACGTCAATTTTTTCGGCTTCTGTCAATAAGTCTTGACAAACACCGCCCTCGCAGAGGGCATAGTATTCTCTCAATAAAATTTTACTCATTTTCTTTCCTCTTAAAAAGTAGTCAACAACCGTTTTTGCAGCGGCGGACTCCTTGAAGCATATATTTTTTAAGCATTTAATCACCTCCCTTGTTTTGGATTTTGATGCCACAGTCGTCAAAGACCATGTTTAGTATATATGATGTCCCCGAGCTTATCCACCCGCAGATTAAAAAATTCACGGGTGTTAGTTCATAGGTAAATAGTTCGGTAAAAGGATTAACGCCGCATAAAAAAACGCCAACCCAGAATCCCATACACATAGGACAGGTCCAAAAATAACCATCGGGTCTTATCTTCTCGAAGATCTTGCCATAGCAGATTAGCTGAGTTAAGCCGTAGGCTGATAAAATAAAATATAGGAGGGGCAAAGTTCTCTCTTATGATTTTATAAGCTGATCGTACCATTTCGTGAAAGTGTCACGAAGGCCTGGGAGGTCCTGGTCCGCGTTGGTTAGAAATTCTATAATCCCTTCCGGACCTAGGTTTGAGACCATGGTTTGAAGATCTAAAACTTCTTCTATCTCTTCTTTAATAATTTTTCTTAATTGATTTTTCGTAAGTTTCATTTCTTTTTTTCCTCTTCTAGCATGTAACTCATCCAATACGGAGAATAATTATATCCTGGCCGGATTGAACCTTTCTCTGTTGCTTGCGGTATTTCGCCAAGCTCTGTCGAATCTTCAGACGTAGGCTCGGTATAATAGTCGTCGAGCATCTCCTCATAATCCTGCATATAGTCGTAGCGGGGCTTCTCTTCTTTTAGAAATTTATATACATTATAGATTGTATAATCAAGCACATTCAAGTCTGGATCTTTTGCTTCGACGATGAGACCCTCAATAGACCCATAAACACTGCCTCCTTGCACCGAATCATATGTTACAATTCCTTTTCTTTTTAGAAATTCAAAAAATCTATCCTGAACATGATAGATTTCCTCCGAATAATCATTTTTGGCAAAAGTCACAACCTTATTTTTTTCCGGCACAATTACAATATCTATTTCCTGATGATCGAAAATGAGAATGTTGCCATCTAAGGACTTTCTTGCCTTCATTTCGAGCTGAATTAGCTCTTTTTGTTTGTGCACCTTTACAGAAATCATTAGTTTTTTATCTCCCGGGCCAAGTTCTGAATTTTTAGCACCTCCTGGACCATTTCGTTGTCAATTGGCCGCGAGGAGAAGGCGCCTAAAATTTCAATAACCTTTCGGGTGTTTTGGGCCATTAGTGGGTCGCTGACTACTTCGCGCGAGGCGAGCGACTCTTGTAGGATTTTTCTTAATCTGGGGATCTCCTCATTAAGGAAAACCTTAAGCTCTACGGCATTGTCAGTGAAAGACCCAATGTAGTGACCTAGCAATTTCTTTTGTTCAGACAAAAGTTCGGTTGCGTATTTTTCATTGAATTTTTTGACAAAAGTCTTATAAGTCAAATTATCAACTGGTTTAATGACGGGGCGGGGTTCGGAGCCTGAAGAGGTCATCACATCTATGATTTGTTTTTCGAGCAGGACCCTTTGTTTTGTTTTGGTTCGATAATCAAATATTTGATAAACAGTGGCCACATCGCGGTAATTTGGAATAAAATTTGAAAAAACACCTGGTGATACAAGTTTATTGATGGTGTTGATAACTTTTGTTTGCTCTCTAAACAGGTCTCTCTCATCAATTATTTTCTTTTTCATCCGGGCCTCAAAAACTAGTTTTTCGGCCGTGTGGCGATCTAAATCTCGGGTTTCCAATATCGCCTTATAAAGGTCCAAGTCTTTTGCAAGAATGGAGGATCCTTTAAAATTCTCTCTCACCAATCTAATAATTAATTTTTTCTTCTTATCGTCTTTGATGACAATCGCCTTAGTCAGCTCTCTTATCAGAACCTCAAAAATGAAAGCCGTATTACGCTTTTTGTTGTGTTTCATCTTCATTTAACTTAATCTCCGAATTTTCTAATTCTGTAATCAAATCGCGAACTTGATTGCCGGCTTCAAATAGAAGCGACTCATCTTTATTATAAGTAGGTCCTTTCGATTCGTAAATCCCCCTAGAAAGCCCCATAAAATCCGACATTCCAGGAGTAATGTCTTTTGGTCTCGGGAGTGCCATTGCGGAATAGTTGTGTTGGCGCCCCGAGCGACTATCTCCACCCTTTAGCTCTTTAGATACATATGTCTTTCCTTTTGCTTTCTTGGAGAGCGATTTATCTGTGTGTTTTCTGGATCTATCATCCCTCTTTGCTGGGGCGTCCAAAAGTGGACCATCGTCTCCGCCAAGGTCGTCTCCGCCAAGGTCGTCTCCGCCAAGGTCGTCTCCGCCAAGGTCGTCTCCGCCAAGGTCGTCTCCGCCAAGGTCGTCTCCGCCAAGGTCGCCTTCCAAATCACCCATGCCGCCGGCAGAGGCTGCTTCTTCGGCGGCATTTTCGGCTGCGGCGTTAAGTTCTGCTTCGAATTTCCTATCGTGGAACATTTCTCTCTGATTTCTGACAAATTCTTCTTCCGAAAGGTTGAAGAGGTTCTGTGCAATCCATCGACGACTGAAGAAATTCTCTGTGGCGCCGCCTGCAATGTCAAACTTAATTTTCCAATGCTCTAATTCTTGCATTTCGGCGATTTTGGATGGGTTGTTTAATTTAAGCTTGAAACTAACAAGGTCATCGCCACGAAAACCAAGAGTATATAAGTGAACAATTCCAATTTTTTCAAGCTCCGTCACGACGGCGCGCTGCAATCTCTGAATTGTCCGAGCAAATCTGACATCTTTCTGTGCGAGGGTTGTTTTATCCTCATTTGCTTCCGAATCGCTTGACAAATAAGCTGTTGGAATTTTTAAGGCTGCAAACATCTTATCACGAAGGTATTTAACATCGTCAATATCGCCCGTAAACTGTCCACCCTGAAGAGTATCGATCCTGGAAGACTCTCCACCGCGTACTGGGATGAAATAATCTTCTTCCACGGAAAGGGGGTTATATCTCAAATCAACGCGGCCAGTGTCTGCGTTAACGACCTGATTTCTCTTCATAGATGTGATAGTTTTCTGAACGAATGTTTCTACATCTTGTGGAGCAATGTTGCCAACGTCGATATAGAACACCCTTCTTTCTGCGGAACGCACAATACGGTAAGCCATCATGGCATCTTCCATCAAAACAAGCTGGCGCCAGATACGACGTCCAGATTCAAGAACCGATGTTCCGTAAGGGGCGTATTTATCGTTGCCGAGCACCCTAAAGTGGGCAACTTGCCAATTTTCGAAGGTCATTCCGCCGGAATTCCATTGATATTGGACATAATTCGGGTTAGAAGGGTCCTCGCCTTCAAGCCTCTCAACCTCTTTGAGAGGAAGGGGAATAATAGATTTGACCCCAAGTCTTTCGTCGAGGTCCATATAGAGGATAAAGTCTCCAAATTTACACATTGATCGGCACCAACCAAAAAGGTTGTGCTCTAAATTTAAAACGTTTGTATAGAGGGACTGAAGGATTGCTTTGATTTCTTCGTTTGGGCAATCAATGGTCAACATGGGGGTCAGAGCCGTGTGTGTTGTCATCTCATCAGCATAAATGTCCATTGCGGAGGCAATTTCAGGCATATACTCCATTTGCTCGTAGTCAACATAGCGCTCAGCGCGATTCTGCTGCGCCATGATCTTTGAATGCATAATATCAAAAGGACTGTACTCAGATCTCTTGAATTGTTGGCCCGAAGCTGATCTAAAATCGCTCGAATACTTGTCTAACGCTGTTCTGCGAATCTTTCGATTCATTTGGGTGCGCCAATTTACAATTGGGCCAGAAAACAGTCTTGTTAGTCTTCTAAATAATTCCGATTGCGGGTTATTCGGGTTTTTCTTATTATCAGCCATTCTTTATCCTTTTATTAGCCATGAATATTGCTTATATTCTTCTTTTGCTTTAAACATTTTTTCGTCCAAACTTTCTTTTCTATTATATCCTTCCATTCCTGGAATTGTTGTGTTTATTTTTGTGTTGACAGCAACCATCGAGTTCAAACATGCTTTTTTAAATTCTATATCCCTCTTGTTTACTGTCAGCGCAGTGTCTCTCACCCAGCATGCTATTGCTAATGACATTGTTAAGTCATCATTATATCCCCTCATTGCTTGAGGTTTGCCGTTATACCAGATAAAAGTACGCAATTCGTTAGAAAAGCGAACTGAATATACTTTAATTAGTTTGTTTCTAATGAATTCTTCCAATTTTGCCACAATTAAAGGTCTTGTCTTTAAAGAAGTAGTAAATCCGGGCACAGTGTTGTTCATCCTCTCGCCCTGGTGGCTTTCTACGAACTCGTGCGTGCCCTTTACGGAATAATATAAGTTTGAATAGTCAAGATCAATAAGCTTCTCTAACACAGAAATGCCAATTCCCACATTTTCTACCACCAATAGGCAGGTACCGTATTCTTTTCCGGCCTGCATGAGAATGTTGGCGTACATATCTAGACTTGGCTTGCCCTGATACTCCGCAACAACCTCCATTGTTTCTAATTTTATAATATGAAACACAGAATAGTCTGCACCATCGCCTCTTGCGACGTCTGCTACTAATAAATAAGAGCATTGTGGGTCGTATTCTTCCCAAATCCACATGTTTCTGTCAAATCCCGTCCTGTATTTAGGATCACAGACCAAATTTTCAATCCAGCTGATGTCTTCTGGGTGGATAACACTCTCGCCTGATGTGTTGAAATTACATTCAAGCTCTTGAGCGATCTCTCTACGAGACATATTCCTTGTTTCTTTCTCAAACCAAGCCTGATCTCTGTCAGGATGGACATCCCAGTTCAATACAACGGGGTGAAAATCATTTGACCCCTCGGCGGCTTCACTATAAGTTTTGTGGAACCAATTTCCAACGCCATTCGGAGTTGAGAGGGCGATCACGCGTCCACCAGTTGAAATCGTAGGGTATAAGCCAGCCCACAATTCGTCTAAACTCTCAACGTGGGCGGCCTCATCGATCACTAAAAGAGAAAGTGCCTCGGAACGACCAGCATCGCCGGAAGTTGAAGCTGCTTGGATTTGGGATCCGTTGGATAGCTCGAAAGAAGCCCTGTTATCAATTGAAATGTTGGCGATAAGAAGAAAGTCTGGGACGTTTTTCATAATTGCCTTCACTTTCTTGACAAGATTGGCCGCTGTTTTAAATTTTGTGGCCATAACAAGGATGTTTTTGTCCCTGTGAAATAGCATCAGCCAAACAATATAGCCAGCAGCGATAGTTGAGATGCCCAACTGTCGTGCTTTGAGGATTACATTAAAGCGGTAATCATTAAAATCTGTCAGAAGGTCAGCCTGATAATCATAAGTCTTAAATGGAATAAGACCTTTGATCGGGTGTGAGATTCTTGCGTAATTATTTACGAAGTAGATCGGATCTTTTCCACACTTTAGTATTTCAGCTACTATTTCCTTTTTGGAGAGTGTGTATGACATTATTTATTCTTTGGCGAATCCGCCTTCTTTCAAAAATTTGTGATAATTAACAGCCATCGTGTCGGTCACTGCCTCTCCAAGGGTGGTAACCTGCTTCATTCCACCAATCTTGTACATCTTGTGTGCTGTCACAAACGTTCTGACTCTAGATGTGTTCTGAACAAGACACTGTGCCTCGCCTTGTGGCGTGATTGAGAGGGACTTCCCGGTAATAACCTTATATTCCTTCTTCAAAAAATCTGCAATCTGCTGGAGTTTACGCTCACATTCTTCTTCAAAGCCGACTGCATAAACAGATGACAGGGAAACATTTGATTCGTAGTTGATTTGGAGCATATCTCCAACAATCTTAACCCCAAAGCCGTCGGAAACTCGACTATCAACGATTGGACAACCTTCCTCGCGACTTAGGCCCGCACTTTTAGTGTCTCCAGCGACGAAGCGCTCGTCGTGAGAGCCATCATAAGCATTTGCTGCTGCCTGATTAATTCCTGTAATTATTTCTAATGTTGTAGCCATTGTTTAATTTCCTTTTTTTCTGGGCGCCAGCCTGCTTTCCAGCGATTTTCTCTGCCTTCGACCCATTGTATATAGCATTTAAAGCAGCAATCAAATTTTGTCATGTAAACATTGTCTCGCAATTCAAAAGAATAAGAAGAACAAACCGGACAAACTCGATCCTCATCTCTACTAAATAGTTTTTTACTTATTAAAATGCCATCAACTTCTACTTTTTCGTTCTTTTCTCGATATTCTACTTCTTTTTGGTATAATTCTCGAATTTGTTGCTGGTATTCTTTCTCTTTTTCGTCGCTCCAATCGGACTTCGGATGTTGTATGGCCTCTTTACCGTATTTCTTGGAAATAGCGACTTCATATTTGGCAATCTCATTTAAATCTTTTTTCATTTGTTCACCGCATAAATAATCCCAACGGTTGTCCCAACCCCAACAACAAAACCGCCGATGATTCCCCATAGAAGGGCGTTCTTACCGGGTTTTTTGGCAATAATTTTGTTTAGTTGTTCAATTTCTGTATTTTTTAGATTCAGAGTCGTCTCGTATCTTTCCCTTTCTGTATCGATTGTAATATTTAACTGATCAATTTTCAATTCATATTGAGCCTTTTGTTTATCGAGTTCAAAGCCAAGCTTTAAGTCGTATTCTTCTTTTAGAAACTTATTATTCGCCAGCAATCGTGCCGTCGCCTCTGGGTCGAACAGCGTTCCAGTAAACGGGGCTGGCATTTCCTCTTGTATAAACGTAAATTTGCCGCCCGAAGCATATGACTGGCTCGAAAAGAGCAAAAAGAAGGCCATAAAAGCTTTATTCCACATATTCAAACCCAAAAGTCTCCTCAATTTCACGAACCAGCTCTGCTGGTTGCTCTTCAAAATCGCGAATGAACTCTTTTATGTCCTCTTCTTTTACACTCTTGAGATCTTCGACGGCTTCTTCATATTTGTCCGTCAAGTCTTCAAGTTCCCTCTCATATTCAATAATCGCAGCTTCGCGGGCGGCAATTTCTTTCCTGTGGAGTTCCTCAAGGGCTGCAAGCTGTT